AGTAATTTTTACGTGGTCAAAAAGAAACCCGCCGAAGCGGGTTCTACTATTTTCTGTTACGAGGTATAATTACCCTAAGCAGTGATTAAACTGCTAATGATTGGCGTTGTGCTGTACGAGCAGAGAACTTGACGTTCTTACCAGAAACAGTTACTTCGCCTTTAGATGCGTTTGCATTTAAAGTTTTTTGTTTCTTCGACCGAGTTGTCTCAATCCTAACGGCTTCTACATTGCCGATCCTCCAGTAGCCCTTTAGCGCCAATCGATTCTAATTCACCCCCAACGCAGAATACTTTTACAAATACTCTCCGGTGGAGATGTCGGGACTTGCACCCGAGTCTTGCTCGCCATACTTCTACCTTCAACGAATTCTTTAAATTACTTATGACCCGACCCACCACGCATTTTGACCAAAATGCGAAACAATTACGTATTGAAAACTACTGCCAACACAATCAATATAACAAGTGCAGCAATGATGATTTGATTAAACGTCATTATTCACTCCAATCTTTGATAGAGATTAAAAGATAAACTATAATAACCGAAACAACGGCAAATGCTAATATACCCATTGTTTAATTGTACCCTTTTATATTTTTGCCGTCAACCAAAGGATTACCTTTTGCTACCACCCTTTGATGAGCGTCTTTTTGCTGTTGCTCTCGATCACGCTCTTTGGGTAACGGACCACACCCTAATCGACCCCACTCTTGTTCAGAGTAGTAATACTGTTCTACAGGTTGTTTGTTCTGTTTCATAGTTGAGTATTTAGTAATGGTGGGCCTTCTAAGAATTGAACTTAGACTCCAACGAGTATGAGTCGTTTGCTTTACCATTAAGCTAAAGGCCCATATTGTATTATAACACTAGGGCTGGTAATTGTCAAGAAACTTTTTGAGATCACCATATAGATTAGTAACCATTGCTTCTTTACTACCAAAAAATATAACTTTTTTAGGAATGCCCTTGACTGCATGGATATAGTATGGCATTTGTAATTTGCGATCCATGTCTAAAATTATATGTTGATTAAATTGAAGTGGGTCCGCAATGGCAAATTCATAACGAGCGATATCTAACTCTTTGGTAAATGTTTGATAACCCAAGGTTGTTAATCGCATGCCTCCGGTTTTTCTTATATTAAACCACCAAGTATGCATGGCTCGTTTGACTGTAATGCCTAAATCGGGGTCCAGTTGTTTTACCAGCTCTTCGGCGAGTCGTTGTTTATCTCGCACTTCAAGGATAGACCTTGTCGCCTGATTTTAACAACACCACTGTGAACTTTTCAGTTTTGAATTGTGTGTTGAGTTTCTTGGCCAAATTTTTAGCATGACCGGGATTGGAGAATGAAACCTTTTTGTATTTTGGTCCGGGGTATTGCACCAAGAGGTTAGAAGTCTTAAGGTTAATGGGTTTGTTGTCATAGAACACTGCCCATACTCCTTCACTAGCCAGTACTTGCTCGGTTTTGTAATTGGTCTTGTTGGTCAACTCAACCAACACCAGTGGTTTAGGTCTGCTCATCCATTATACTCCTACATTTATTTATGCCAAAATATAGGTATATTTTAGAATGAGCCCCCAGCTATTTGTACTGTAACTACGTCTTCTTGGGGGGATTTAACTGTTGTTTCTCGCAGAGTTTGGAGATCTATTAACAGTCTAGTAATGTCGGCATGTAGATCCTTGGCATCGGCCATGCTCATGACAAAATCTCTAGAGCCCCTGGCTTCGTGCCCACGTACACGATCAACAAATTTTTGTAGATGAATTGTCATTGGCTTCCTGTTCGGTATAGTATGGTCCTTGATAGGCATAGCGTTGTAAGGCAATTAACTTTGGTGCCAATACTGTTTGCCACGTGCGGCCTTTGCGTACATTGTACCACCCGGCTGCAAACCAGCTTTTACTTTTATTTGTCTTGGTGTAGACTGGTAGTTGTTGTGCCACATTCCAAATTGGATTATACACACGACCCGATACTGGATAACCGTGAACATGATCCACTGTTGTTTTTGGTCGAGTAATTTTTATTGCTGGTTCAAATACGATGTTTGCGTCACGAGCCGCCAACTTGATTGTTTTGAACTGTGCAATCTGATTGTTGATCTTGACCTGATATCCACCAGCACAGGCTTCCACGTTGCCAACCTTGCGATCGTTTTCTTTTAAAATCCAATATTGTTTATCTACCACCGGTAGTGCTATTAATTTCATTTGTTTAACTCCCTTTTCTTACATTCTTCCTGTACCTTAACAGGCACATCAGGATGCCATCCACCGATGAGCACACTACAATCATATTTTACAACAACTACGTCACTGTTACTGCTGGGCCAAAATGCCAAGACCAGTGACCCAATTGCAATACTAACTGCTACTGCGGCCCAGACAATATCCTTATCCATTTAATACTCCTTGATAAGTGGCATTCATCCAACGTCCAAAACTGTCTGCACTTTCGCTACACTTGTTTAATTCATACTTGCCGCAAAACTGCATAAAACGCACACCAACCTGTCCAATGTCCTTGTGACCGATCTGTTCACGTATAGCGGCATCAACTGTGACTTTAACTTCTTCGGGTTGTGCTGTCAAATCAATTAGTGTCCTATTACGTTCATAATCATCTAAGACTCTATGCTCTTGACCATCTGGGTCAGTCCAGCGTTGCAACATCATGTTGTTCCAGTTGTAACCTTTTTTATCCTTGTCCTCAAACGCTTCTTGTAGGCCAACTTTGTTTTTTGTGCCTTTCGTTCGGACCCCTGGGAACGCACTGAACACATTATCCGACGAATCGCCACGCATACACTTTTCGAAGAGTAACCATTCTGGGTTAGGGATTGTTTTAGCTTCTTTAGTTTTCTTATCAATGACTGCCTTTCCTTTAGCATCAAAGATTCCTTCTATTGTAATTAATTCGTCTGTAATACCATTGTATTGTTTGACATTGGGTGCTACCAGTTGAACAAAATCTGTATCGCTTGAAATTACCACATGTTCGTCTTGGGGGTGCAATGCAATCCAGCGAGCTATGATATCGTCGCCTTCTGCGGTCGGACACCGTATTACACTACAGTTGGTCCTCTCACTCAGGTATTTAGTCAAATTATCATAGGTTTCCCAAAACATTTTATCTTCATCTGCTTGTTCTTCCGTCAGAGCCGCCCGGGCCACGGCACGGTTATTTTTGTAGGGTTTGTACATGTCCTTACGCCAGCTTCGCCCTTCAAGAGCAAAGACCACATGATCGGCCTCGAATCTACGGGCCATTTTGTTAGCGGCCATCAGGGTAATATGAAGGGCAAATCCAATCTTTTCCCAAGTATCGCTGGCACGAAAAGCACCGTGCCTAGCACGAAAGAATAAGTTGGCTGTATCTATAAGAACATATTTCATACTGTTAGTATAACACAAATCAGGTTATAAAGTCAAGCAATTATTGTTTGCAATTTTGGTAATAAAACTTTCCGGGTCCAATCAAGATGTCCGTCTGGTGATGGATGAAAATCATCCGACATTAGTTGATCATTTTTAAGTGCCCAAGTATATAGATCTGTTATTTTGGTAAACATTAAATTATATTGATTTTTGATTGGAGTTGGTAGATATTTGGTAATATCAAAGTGACAGGTTCTTGATGGTAAATTTCCATCTAAAAAATTTAAAAACACAAATTGATACTTTGAATTTTTTAAATAGTGCCAAAGTCCATTAATATACAGATAGTTTTCTACAGCTCTCGATTCTAAAGTTTTGGTTTTTGCTAATTCAGATAACCCTGCTTCGGTGTTACCACCAGCAGTAGCATGTAGACCACCACTAATCCCACTTGCAACATCTCTACTGTAATTAAATTTAAATGGATATGGTTTAATATTTTCTTCTGGGCAAATATAGTCGTCGCGATCGCAACCACTCCACAGCACAATAACTAAACTATCTGCAGGATTTGGTCTTTCAACTTCGAGTGCCCATTGTAAAGAGTTGGCTATATGATGATTTCCAGCACCGGGCAACGAGCAATCTAAAACTTGATCAAACCCACCGAGATCTCGAAGATAGTACGGCCATGTTGCTGCAGAACTGTCATGATTGTTGTATGTAAAACTACATCCGCTAACAATCAAATTTTTAAATCCAAATTGTTGGACAGTATCAAATTGCTTGTTAATCGATGTCCGAGTTTTAAAAATCATATAAATTTATTACTGATAATATAGTTGATCATGTGCCGCATCCAAACAGCGTGTCCTTCTCTACCAAAATGCCACGACGTGGGCATGACTGTGTCTATGCCGGTCGAACGGATTACAGCATCATAGGTTTGTGCTGGATCATATGGTCCTATGTAATTAACACCCCAATCCTTTTGTTCATCAATTTTACTAAAATCATTATTACCATTAAAGAAAATATGCGGAATTCCTTTGCCGTTGAGCTCATGATGAAAATCCCAAATTTCTCTATGTGCTTGTTCAGTTTTTTGTTGCCAGTCAAGACCGATTATATAGTTACGGTATCTTTCGGCTGTTGCTGGGGGCACACTATCAGTTCCACTGGCACCTACTTGATAATAGGTTCCATTGTACGACCATTCTTCCCGTTCCCAAGTACTCCACTGAATAATAACTATGATTTTTTCGGTGTTATTTTTACTTTGATCTAACCAGGCACGAGTAGTTCTTAATATTCTAGCATTTGAACTGGCACTTTCGGCTTCACATTGAAATCCACATCTTAATGTGAGGCTTAGTTGTTTGCCCCAACTTACCGCAAGATTTTCTGGATGAGGAAGTCGTCCTAGATAGTATAGTGCAGGATCGTCATCGGCAAATGCATGAGGATTTACAGCTTCTGCAGCAGCAGTATGACTGTCACCATTCACATACAAAATCACGATACTTCAGACCTACCATCACCTATATTTCTAGTTTTAACCACGCGGTCACGTTCGGGATCCATAGCTTGGTATTGTTCATAGGTTTCTAACACTACGTTACGGCACACAGCAGTAAACCAACGATCCACAACATCGGCATCGGTATCTTTTGGATTCATCTGATATCCAGCACGAACCAAGTTGGCCACAAACTTATCATTCCAATCCAATTCAAATGCACCGTTTTGTATATCATTGGGATCAATTTCCATACTGAGAATATTGACCCAAGGTTCGCCCTTTTCAGTAGCAATTTCTTTTTCAGTCTTTTCTATTTTCTTGGGCCGTGGCTCTGCTTTAACTTCTGGTTTTTTCTTTTTTAAAAATCGATCAAATAGTCCCACGGGATTCCTTTTTAGAGTCTGGTATTACCATAGTGTACTACACTAATGCCTGGCATGTCAACAGGTAATTTACGCCACGGATCAACTATGACACTGCCGGATTCAATTTTGCAGTACGGTTGCGTGTCGGGTGTATTACCGGTGTATTCATACGTGATCTTGCGATTGTGTGCCCATAAAAACACTGCTGGCTGATCGAAATCGTTGACTACATCCGTGGTATCATCGGCCAATGGATCAACGTAGTAGCAACGATGCCCGGCTTGGGCTACATAGAAACCAACTAGGGTCGAGTAACTACCGATACAATACTCAACATCGGGTTTGTAGGCCTTGCCATGGATCACAATTGGCAAACTGTGTTGTTGTGCTTGGTCAACTAGAAACAGAGCTAAGTTCTTTGCTTGTACTTCTCTGGCATGCATGACTGTGTCAAACAGGTCATAGCCAATGTTGTATTCTTCTGCTAACCAACGCAGAGCAATGTTATCTCTGGGATGGCAAGCACCTGCATCACCCATGCCTGCTGTCATGTACTTGGGTCCCATGATACGCATGGTGCTGCGAGCCAGGGCATTGGTCACAACATCCACATTGATATTGCCGATCTTCATAGCAAAGTCTTGGATCATGTTGACCAGGCCGACTTTGGCACTGATAAATGTGTTGTAAAAAATCTTGATAGCTTCGCATTCGTCCCAGGTGCCAACTTCGTAGCGTGGATTGTTTTGCATGATGGTTTCATACAGATCGTGAAGCTCTCCGGCAATACCGGTCAGA